TCATCTTTTAAATCCTGTTGAAAGGATGTGTTTAATTTTTGTACTATACTATCTACATCTCTAACAAATGATTGTTGTATCTGTTGATCGTATTTTTCTAAAGGTTGGGTTAATGATTGTACTATTCTAGCCATTACCTTCTCCCATCCGCTTGTATATCTAATCTAAAAGTTCCAAGCTTCCAGTGTTGTTTAATACTAGTATTGTCTACTTTTAAAGCTATCGCTCGCGCTCTTGCACGTGTATCTATTTTATCTGTAGTTGTTGAAGATGTAAATGGACCTAATGAAGAACTTGCTTCTGAATCTGTTGGATAGTTTTTCAAGTTTAATGTAACTCTTGCATCTCCAGTTTGAGATAAAAAATCTGGCAGTACTCTTCTAATTTTCATCATATATTCACCATCACCTCTTAAGTCTGCTCCACCACCTTGTGTTGCTGAAATATCAAAATCTCCAGACTGAATACTTGCAGAAATACCAGTTCTTGCTCCACCTTTAATTTGATCTTGTCCTGTTTCATGTTCATAGTAAACTGTAACACCATCTGTATTACCAACGGTTGAATCACTTGTAGCACTTGAATCATATTCAGTACCATGTGGTTTGCCAAATATAGAAGAATCAAACCAAGATGATCTAGCTAAAGAACTTGTAGTCCATACTGGTCGTTCAGGCGTTGAATCCATATAGTTATAAGTTACTGATCTATTATTAGATGCAGCACCACTACCAGGATAGAACCATGTAACTTCACCAAATAGGTTATTCAATCCTGCATAGATATGATTTTTAGGAACTGTATTAATATCATCATAAACATAGTCTTCAACTAAACATGCTAAAGATTCTAGTTTACCAGTATATCTAAAGAAACCATTTTCTGACATCCAATAAGCAGAACCATCAACCTCAACGGCTGCATTCTTTCCAATCAATCCACAGTTCGTTCCAACTTGTTGAAATGAAAAAGTAAATGGAGCACCAACAAATCTCATAATAAATAAAGATGTATCAGTCCAAATATAAATTGCATCTCGACCTCTTAAAGCTCCAACGATCCGTGTTCCATCGGCCAGTCTTTGTGTGCCTGCGGTATTGGTTGCTGAAGGTGCCCAAGAAGTTGAAGCATTGATGCTCTCTTGGTCCGACCATCTAATATACATATCATCTTGTGTTGATGTAGTTCCAATTGTGGTTTCTGTTCCAAAACAAACTAAGTGTCTATCGGGAGTAGATACTAATGTTTGTATTGCTGCTGTTGGAGCATTGGCAACAATTGTTGCTCGTGTTGATGTGGCACCCGTTGCATCTGAATCCCATTCAAAAGTTGCACCATCAACGATGGTTGCAATAAGTTTATTTCCATAATTGTCCAAGGTCCATAAACCTGGAGCCGTTACAATGTCACCTGTTTGTGAAGCACCCCATTTTGTATAGTCTGATGCGTCATAAACAGTTGCTCCATCAGAGTGAATAGCAGCCGTTGTGTTATCTGATCCTCTTGTTAATCCTGATAAAGTATCTGTTCCTGTAGTATTTGTTGTATAAGCAATACGCTCATTATCTATTAAGACTGTTCCAGATGCAGGCATACCTCCTGAATCATCTAATATAATACTAGTTGAAGAAGCTGTTAAAGCTCCATTTAGTGTGTTTGTAATTTCTCCAGCTACAGTACCACCCCATAATCCTAGCCCCCAACCAGCTGCTGATTCTTCAACTGCAGGTCCAATTGAATAAAAATGTTGAACTCTTATTCCACCAGAAGTACTTGCCCCTGATCCAGATTCAGCTGATCCCATTTCAATTGTTAGCGTTGTTGAAGTTGGAACCGTTGTAACCATAAAATTTGTATCGTCAAAATCACCAGAACTAAAATCAGAATCAGTAATAGCTGTAAAATTATCTAAACGAATAATATCGTATTTGGATATATTATGATCAGATGAAAAAGTTAACGTAACAGTTGCATCGCTTTGTGTTGTTGTAAATGCGTTAGTTAAAGTTGTTGTAGATTTGATAGGAGTAATGTCATAAAATGCTCCTCCAGAATATACATATAAAAATCTGTTTGTGCCTAAAGCTGCGTACTTAATACCTGACGCATTAACAAAATGATGAAGGGCTGTATTTCTACCTGTAAGAGTGTTGTCTCCTAATTGAGCCCAACCTCCAATTTTTTCTGGAGTACCATATCTAAAACGCACATAGTCCCCACTTCTCCATTGGCCTTCGCCACCTGTGGATGTAACTTGTTTATTGAATCCTGGATCAAATCCTAATTTTTGTAGCATAGTGAGTCTATTCTATGCCTTATGGTTTAGTCGGCCATGTCGCGTTGTCACATTTTTCAACAGTGTCTTTACCTGCTGGTAAATCTCTTAAATCTTTACGATATGTTTTCATATCGTCAGATAGAGTTACATCAGATAAAGCATAAAAATCAGTTTCAGCTAATAATTTGTTTCTTTTTTCTCTAAGATTAGCTAAAGCTCTAGCAGGAGCTGCATCAGCCCATGCTTTTTCTTCAGCATCTCTAGCTGTTTCCTCTTCAGCCGTAAACTGAACTTTTACACCGTTTATATTATGATATCTTGGCATAGTTTTCCTCCTTTTTTGATTTATATATCATTTTTATTTAATTCCGTAAAGACAGATATCGCCGGCGTCGATAGCATCTGAAGTCATTTTAAATTGTACTGCATCAATATCTGATGTTGTGTTAAAATAACCAGCGCCACGTGGATTTTCTGTTCCTGTCTCATATCCATAATTAACAGCCCATATAAAATGTTTTACATAGGTAGTTGAGCTAGGATTAAATAGACGTAAGTATCCAGATAAAGCATGATCGTTATCAACAGATACAGTACCAGCTAATTTTTGAAAAGCAGTTGATTGTGCTAAATCTTGACTTGTTGAATACTCTAATGTGCCACTTGTTCCATTTTCGTTGTGATAAGCAGAAAAATATGTAGTGGTTTTTGTTACATTATAATTAGATCCAGCATCTATTGAACCATTAAAAAGAAAACTATTAACAGAAGATTCTGCATGAATATTTTTAAAAGTAAATAAATATTCACCATAAGTAGAGTCTAAGACAACATCAGAAGCTCCACCTACAAAAGATAAAGTAGCACTACTGCTAGCTGTCAGTTTCTTAATAAAAGTCATAGAGCCTCCACCTACAGAACCAAAGGTTGAGACATTCCGAACTCCACGATTATTCAGTTTTATAAGTGCCATTATGAATCCTTTATACCGTATAATTTTATCGTACCGGAATCAATTGTTCCGGACGCTACACTGAATTGAACTCCATCTATTGCAGCTGTTACATTACAATATCCAGCTGTCCAACATTCCATACTTCCAGCGTTTGTTTGTACTTCATTAATACGTGTCCAAAAATGTTTTACAAAAGTTGTAGAACTTGGATCAAATAACCACATTTCTCCAGATGAAGCAGCATCATTAGCGTTATCAGCATCAACAGTTATTTTCTGTACTGCTGTTGATTGTGCTAAATCTAAACCTGTCTTATAAGATATTTCATCACCAGTACCATCTTCTAAATGTTTGTCTAAAAAAAATGTTGTAGTTTTTGTAGCGTCATAAGATGAACCTCCATCTCTAAAATTAACTGTTAATGCAGAACTGTCAGCTGAAGTGTGTAAATTAATAAACTTAAATAAATATACAGGATATGTACTATCCAAGACTACATCTGATGTTCCATTAACAAAAGTTAAATCATCAGAACTAGAAGCAGTTAAAGTTTTAATTAAAACCATAGAATCATCAATTCCTGAAACATCATCTACTGATGCAAGACTGTTATTCACATATCTAATTATTGCTGGTGCTCCTACTGGTCCTCTTCCCATTATACTACTCCATAAAGTTTGAACGTTCCGGCGGCTATAGCACCAGAAGTAAATTTAAAAGAAACTTCATCAATAGCAGTTGTGGTATTTATATAACCAGCAACATATGCATTTTGACTTTCATCAGTAGGATAAGCATATTGAACATGTGATATAAAATGTTTTACAAAAGTTGTATTTGAAGGATCATATAAGTGAACTGTACCACTTAAACTTTGATCATTATCTGCACCCACTGGTTGAGATAATCTTTGGTAACTTGTTCCTTGACCCTGATCTCCACCTGTATCATAACTAACTGAAGCATTAGTTCCATTTTCACCATGCACTGCATAAAAATGTGTACTTGTTATTGTTTCATTAAAACCTGATCCTCCAGCAGCATTAAATTGCATGTTGAAATGTTGATCATCGCTAGCTGGATGAGCATCAATTATTTTTATAATATATTCCTTATAAGTATCATCAATACCAGAAGTAATATCAATAGTAGCACTACTTGATGCTGTCGTAGTTGATAATAGTATCATACTCTTTGCACTCACTCCCGAAGGTAGTGCCGTAATAGCTGTCATCGATTGGTTGTTTGCTGTTTTAAGTGCCATTATGATACTCCATACATTTTTATAACTCCGGATTGTATATTACCGGTTGAATAAGAAAATTGAACTCCATCTATAGCTGCA